GTGCAAGATGCAGTTAGGTGAAACAGTCCTACAGCAGCACGCTCTTATAGGAAAAATGTCAGCTCTTAAGGAGCAGTCAGCACAAGAAGAAAGAAAGTTAATAGATAAATACGGTAAGGATTCTGTCATCAATATTGAGACAGGAGAGATAAAGCCACCTGAAAAAAAATAGTTATGCCAAAGATAAGTTCGTATTCAACAACAGCACCTGCATTAACAGACAGGCTAATAGGTACTGATGCTAATGATAACTCAGCTACAAAAAACTTTACGGTTGGTGATGTAATAGGATTAGTGGTAGGTCCTATAGGTTTTACACAAGACCTAACTGCTGCTAGTCTTAACTCCCAACAACCTCCTTCTCTAAATACTCTTAAACAAATTACCTTTGGAGTTTCGGGAGTGGATGGCACTAATACTTCTTTGAGCAACTCAGGTGATTTAACTTTCAATACTGCAGGAGTTTATTATATTGATTATGCTGTAAATAAAGGACTAGTAACAGCTACTAACCCTTCGGGAATGATGCAAATATCTTTTGGTGTTTTTAAAAATGGAACTCAAATAATGCGTACTATTAGGGATACTCAATATTATCCTGCAAATGAGGGTATTGGCGGGGGAGAGTCTATCAATATGAGTTTTATGTTTGAGGCTTCAGCCTCAGATGTATTGACTTTTAAAATGATTACAAACTCTTCAAATATGGGGTTGGTTTCTCAAAGCCAAGTACAGCTTGACCAAGTACCTTCTGCTAATATTACTGTTTTTAGAACTCTTACAACCTCTTAGTAATTATGGATATTAGAAAAATATCTGTTGGACCGGACTACAAGTCAGGTGCAATGCACTACTTAGTTGGTCAGGAAATTCTAGGAGCATCACACAAGATACACCTTATACAGTACGATAAAGAATCTATATCGTATAAGATTTGGATTCAACGTGAGGATGTTATAGTTTTGTGGAAAGAGTTTAACTCTAGTATACCAATTTCAATCGAATACAATATAAATTTCTAGTATGAGTTACGATGACGATTTTATAAAAGACTCTGCAAAAAGAGCAGACAAATCTAAGAAGGATACTTTAGATTCTTGGATAGTTGACCTAGAAGAAAAAGAACAGCCCGAGGCTTGCAGTATAGATGACGAGGACTGTGAAGCGTGCGGCTCTTAATGAAGTCCCCATTTAATTTCATAGTAAGACCTATTGAGGGTAAACGATACTCGAACACCAAGACTATTGGTGGTATGGAGTTTATCGTCAATACTTCAGAGGAAGAGCACAAGTTTTCTAATAGGCAGGCTACGGTGGTTGAGACTCCTGTAGGATATAAAGGACCTGTAAGTATAGGTGATGTTCTTTTAGTTCACCATAACGTATTTAAGTTCTACAACGATATTAAGGGTAGACGTAAAAGTGGTAAGAGTTATTTCAAGGATGATTTATTCTTTGTAGATAATGACCAATTTTACTTATACAAAAGAGACGGACGTTGGAATAGTCACGATAGATTTTGTTTTGTAAAACCTATAGATAAGTTAGACAGCTTTATGGACAAGGCCTGTAAGTACGAACCTCTTATGGGTGATATGGTGTACTCGAATGATTATCTAAAATCTAAAGGCGTGCAGGATGGTGATAGAGTTTTCTTTACGCCTGATAGCGAGTATGAGTTTACAATTGATGACGAGGTTCTCTACAGAGTATTTGACCATCAGATAACTATGAAGGCTTAGTATGGATTCTACAGAGTTAAGAAAAGAAATTATAGAGGCAGGATATAAAGCTGTGAAGCAACTGATAAAGGTTGCTAAGGAGGATATTATAAAGCCTGACCCTGAAGATGATTTAGCTGCAGACAAGTTAAAGAATGCGGCTGCATCAAAGAAGCTATCTATATTCGATGCGTTTGAGATACTTAAGCGCATTGATAGCGAGCAAGATAATTTAAAGATAGAAGCTCAGGGACCAAAAAGAACAGACACCAAACAAGGATTTGCAGAACGAAGGTCAAAATAACTTATACAGAGTAGTCGATGGCTACATACCTAAAGGACCGTTAAAGAAAAAAAATAACGGAAGAAGTTGGTTGTATGGTTACAACGAGCAATACGACTTTATAAATATATCTAAGACCGGGCAGATAGGAGAAGTGGTAGAGATATCAGGATTAAAGATAGGACTACCATTAAGACCTGAGATAACCCCGCAAAGACACAAGACTAAATCGCTTCAGTATTGGGAGCGAGCAGAGTTCCCGAAAGAATTACAAAAGATAAACTCAATATTCCAATGGAATGAGATGCCTGCTGTCTTTAAGGATAGGTGGATTGATTACATTGAGACTGAGTTTGACAGAAGGGAAGACGGTTATTGGTTTATGAATAAAGGAGAACCTACGTATATCACAGGTTCTCATTATATGTATCTTCAATGGACTAGTATTGATGTTGGTTATCCTGACTATCGTGAGGCTAACAGAATCTTTTTTATTTTTTGGGAAGCGTGTAAAGCTGATAAGCGTTCGTTTGGAATGACCTATCTAAAGATAAGACGTTCAGGGTTTTCTTTTATGGGTTCATCGGAAGCTGTTAATACAGGTACGTTAGCAAAAGACTCTAGGGTAGGGATACTATCTAAGACGGGTTCGGATGCTAAAAAGATGTTTACAGACAAGGTAGTTCCTATAAACGGTAGACTTCCTTTCTTCTTTAAACCTATTATGGATGGTATGGATAAGCCAAAGACTGAGTTAGCCTTTAGGATTCCTGCATCTAAGATTACAAAGAAGAATATGTATGACGTTGAAGCGGAAGAGCTTGAAGGCTTGGATACTACAATAGATTGGAAGAACACAGATGACAACTCGTATGATGGTGAGAAGCTATTACTCCTAGTACACGATGAGAGTGGGAAGTGGATTAAACCAAATAACATACTAAACAATTGGCGTGTTACAAAGACCTGTCTACGTTTGGGTAGTAAGATTATAGGTAAGTGTATGATGGGGTCAACCTCAAATGCATTATCTAAGGGTGGTAATAACTTCAAGAAGCTATACGAGGATTCAAATGTAGAGAGTAGAAATGCAAACGGACAGACTAAAAGTGGAATGTATGCATTATTTATTCCTATGGAATGGAATATGGAGGGCTTTATTGATAGATACGGAATGCCTGTATTTAAAAAACCTTCTAAACCAATTGAGGGAGTAGATGGAGAAATGATAAGTAATGGGGCTGTTGATTATTGGACTGCAGAGGTTGACTCTTTAAAGAGTGACGCTGATGCGTTAAATGAATTTTACAGACAATTCCCTCGCACAGAGTCGCACGCATTTAGAGATGAAAGTAAATCATCTTTATTTAACCTAACTAAGATATACCAACAGATAGATTACAATGACTCACTAATAATGGAGCATCACGTAACTCGTGGTTCGTTTCATTGGAAGGATGGTCAGAAGGATACTCAAGTTGTATTTAGCCCTGACTCTCGTGGTAGGTTTTTGGTTAGTTGGGTTCCGAATAAAAATCTACAGAATAATATCGTAACAAAAAGGGGTATGAAGTACCCGGGGAATGAGCACATCGGGTCATTTGGGTGTGACTCATACGACATATCAGGTACTGTTGGAGGTAAAGGTTCTAACGGTTCTTTGCACGGGCTTACTAAGTTTAATATGGACGAGGCTCCAAGTAGTGAGTTTTTCTTAGAGTACATCGCAAGGCCTCAGACGGCTGAGATATTTTTCGAGGAAGTGCTTATGGCCTGTATATTTTATGGTATGCCAATCTTGTGTGAGAATAATAAGCCTAGGCTTTTATACCACTTCAAGAATAGGGGTTATAGAGGGTACTCAATGAATAGGCCTGACAAACAGTTTAACAAGCTCTCTAAGACAGAGAAAGAGTTGGGAGGGATACCTAACTCATCTGAGGATGTTAAGCAGTCTCACGCATCCGCAATTGAGTCTTACATTGAAAAGCATATCGGACTAGATATGAACAGTAACTACAGAGATTCGGACGAGATGGGTACTATGCCTTTCGCTTCTACGCTAGAAGATTGGGCTAGGTTTGACATTAACAATAGAACTAAGTTTGATGCTTCTATAAGTTCAGGCCTAGCTATAATGGCAAACCAAAAGCACACCTACCTTCCGGAACAAAAAGAGTCAAAAATAAGTATTACCTTTGGGAGATATAACAACAAGGGGTCAATCAGTGAATTATTAAGATAGATGAAAGAGGTAAATATAAATATTACGGCTGCAGGATTTCCTAGTCAATTTGTTTCTGATGCTGAAAAAGCTACGGATGAGTTTGGATTACAGATAGGTCAAGCTATTCAGTATGAATGGTTTAAGAAGGATTCTAATAACTGTAAGTTCTACGACCAACAAAGAGACTTTAGGAGGCTACGTTTATACGCAAGAGGCGAGCAGTCGATTGCTAAGTATAAAAATGAGCTTGCTGTAGATGGTGATTTATCTTACCTTAATTTAGATTGGACACCCGTACCTATACTTCCTAAGTTTGTAGACATCGTTGTTAATGGAATGTCTGACAGATTATTTAAGGTTAGTGCGTATGCTGAGGATGCTATGTCTCAAGACAAGCGAAGTAAGTTTCAAGATATGATACAAGGGCAGATGGCTGCCAAGGATGTTCTTACAACTATACAGGAGAATACAGGAATGAATCCATTTACTATGGACCCTGATGATTTGCCTGAAAATGACGAGGAGCTTTCGTTGTATATGAATCTTAACTACAAACCTGCTATTGAGATAGCAGAAGAGGAAGCTATAAATACTTTGTTTGCTGAGAATGAATACGTTGACCTACGTAAAAGATTTGACTACGACCTTACTGTTATTGGTATTGGCGTAGCAAAGCACGAGTTCCTTCCGGGCTCGGGAGTAAAGGTTAGTTATGTAGACCCTGCAAATGTAGTTTACAGCTATACTGAAGACCCTCACTTTAAAGATTGTTTCTATTGGGGAGAGATAAAGACTCTACCTATAATAGAGCTGATGAAGATAGACCCTTCGCTTACTAACGATGACTTGCAAAAAATATCAAAGTATAGTCAGAGTTGGTATAATTACTACAACTCAGCGCAGATGTTCCAAGATAATATATTCTCTAGGGATTCAGCTACGCTGTTGTATTTTAATTATAAGACCACAAAAAAGATTGTATACAAAAAGAAGGTGTACGATAATGGTGGTTCTAAGATGATTGAGAAGGATGACCAATTCAATCCACCACAAGAGATGATGGATGAGGGTAAGTTTGAGAAGGTTGAGAAGACTATTGATGTATGGTACGATGGCGTTATGGTTATGGGTACTAACATTATATTAAAGTGGGAGCTTGCTGAGAATATGGTTCGACCTAAGTCGGCTAGTCAGCACGCTATACCAAACTATGTAGCTGTAGCACCAAGAATGTATAAGGGTGTGATTGAGTCGTTAGTTAGAAGGATGATTCCTTTTGCTGATTTAATTCAGATGACTCACTTAAAACTGCAGCAGGTTATATCTAAGGTTGTACCTGACGGTGTTTATATAGATGCGGACGGATTAAACGAGGTTGATTTAGGTACAGGTAATGCTTATAACCCTGAAGATGCTTTACGATTGTACTTCCAAACAGGTAGTGTGATAGGTAGAAGTTACACGCAGGATGGTGAATACAATCAAGGTAAGGTTCCTATTCAACAGCTTACATCAAACTCGGGAGCTAGTAAAACTCAGATGCTTATAGGAAACTATAACCATTACTTAGGAATGATACGTGCGGTGACAGGATTAAATGAAGCTAGAGATGGTTCTACTCCTGACCCAAACTCATTGGTTGGCGTGCAGAAGTTAGCTGCTTTAAATTCAAACACAGCTACAAGGCATATACTAGATGCAAGTTTATTTATGTACAGAAGTTTAGCTCAAGCCTTAACGTATAGAGTATCTGATATTTTGCAGTACGCAGATTTTAAAGATGAGTTTGCTAATCAGATAGGAAAATATAACGTAGGTATCCTTAATGAGATTAACGATTTATATATATATGATTTCGGGATATTTATAGAGGTTTCTCCTGATGAAGAGGAAAGAGCACAGTTAGAGCAGAATATACAGATGGCTCTATCTAAGGGTGATATAAACCTAGAGGATGCAATTGATATTAGAGAGCTTAGAAATCTTAAAGTTGCTAATCAA